TTATTGTATCTAAATTTTTACTAACAAACGCTACCGTTGGATTATTTCTAAGTAATCTATTCTTTTGCTTTGTTGTTTCAGTAGCCTTTAATCTCTCAAACAAAGGTAATGAATTTTCTTGAATATTTTCTACCTCTTCTTTTTTCTTTGTTTTTAAAGATTCCTTGTAAACATTTTCTACTTCGTTTCTTTTTTCCTGTATTTGATCGTCAATCTGAGGATGAAATGACTTATCTAAAGTTTTTTTACTATCCTCTAAATCTTGAATATCACTAAGCTTTCGCATTACGTCAAGCTGAATATTAGGATCCGTATCCTTAGGTATCCTTGTTACTCCTCTAGAAACAGCTATAGCGTCTTTTTTTACATTATCAGCATCCTCTTGAGTAATTACTTTATTACTTACCATTTCGTTTAGATTTGCATCTAATACATCCATGTTTTGAGATAACTGGTATAGATTTCGTATCTGTGTTTTTTTATTTCCAGAAAAAGAAGGCATTTTTAAGTTAGCAGCAGTTCCTCCAGATAAAAAAGATAATATAGAAGTATTTATAAAGTCACTATAAGACATTGTCTCGTCTGATATTTCCTTTCCTGCCTCTATATTTTTTTGTGCGTTTATCCAAGAAGTATCACCTACTTGCTGTATATTTTCTTGAGCAAATTCCTTACCTCCTTCTTCTCCAAAAGCAACTGCTTTTTTAGGTAATTCCTTAAATCCTTGGTTAAGAGTAGATATAAATCCTTGCTTACCGTTTGTTTTATATGCGTTTACTGCTTTTTTAATTAAACTTTTTTCTGCTGAGCCAAATAAAGATTCTACAGCCTTTGTTTGTGGAGATATAATAGATGTAACACCATACCATGCTGCTGTTCTTTGAGCTGCATCTCCAGCTATTTGTTCGGATTCCTTTTCTGTTAATCCAGCTTCTTTAGCTTCTCTAAGAGTTTGCTCGTAAGCCTGTGTGTATCCAAGTGATGACTGAGCTATAATTGCATTAGCGGTAGCCTTCGGTATAGATAGTTTAGTAAGCCCTTTAGTTAACAGGTTAGAGCCCTTTGTAAATCTACCAACAGTAGCCTGCCAAGCAATTTGCCAAACCATATCCCCAACAACAGAACCTGCCTGAACAGCTGTACCTTGTGGGCTAAAAAACCAGTCCTCTTCTTTTGATTTTTTAGCGTCTTCTAGTATTTTATTCGCAGAAGATGGGTCTATTAAATCGTTTACTATTAATTGATTATCCTTGTCATATATAGTTCCTTTTTCATCTACAAGGTACTTCTTACCATTTAAGTAAACTGCCTTACCATCCGCATAAGCTACCTGTCTTTGTGTAGGTCTTTCTAGCTGTCTTTGTTCATTCAAATACCTTAACTCATCGGCAGCTTGATCTCCACCTAACTCATCAGCAAGAGTTGTAAATGTGCCTTGCATTGCGTCTACAAAAGAATTATAACCTGACTTAAATAAGTTTTTTGCACCTATTCCAAATGAATTAAGACCAGTATTATCCTTTGTTAGTTCTTCGTATTTTTCTTTGTTTAACTTGTCTTGCTCTTTTAATTTAGTAGAAAGAGCTGGTAAATTTTCATCTATATAAGATGATATTAATTGATTATCAAATACCCTAGCGTTTTTATTTACAGGTATTTTTTTACCTTCGTAGCTACCTTTTACAGATTGTAGTTTGCTTTTTAAAACAGCCCTTTCGTTAACAGTAGATATGTAGTTTGATAGTAATCTGTTTTTATATATATCTCTAGCAAGAGCTCTTTCAGGACCTATTCCTTCGTCGCCAGACGTATCAAAGTCTCCTCTTTTATTTCTTCTGTTATATTCGTCCTTGAATCCAGATAAGTTAAGGTAACCATCAAAATCAGCAGGATCTATACCCATAGACTGTAGCTTTTCGTCTCCGAATAAACTATCTACAAAGTTATCTTTGTTTATAACGATACCGTCTACAGGTTGTCTGTTATAGGTAGATGCAGATAAGTATGGAGTAGGGTTATCTAGGTCTAAATCCTTATAGTCCTGTTCTATTTTTTCTTTAGAAGGAATACCTATTGTTTCAAGTAAGCTTTTTTGCGGAACAAGTTCTTTTCCATCTAAACCTATTTGTGTTTGTGGATTTAAAAATGGATTTATATTTTCTTTTACTGGTTCTTGCTTGTAAGATTCCTGAAAAATACTTTCGGTTTTTAGGGCTTTTTTATTTGCGTTCTTTAAAACAGCTCCTTTTTCTTTTCCTTTTTGTAACCCTTCTTTAAATTTAGAAGCTCTTTCTTCTATTATTTTCTCCTCTGGAGATTTCTGTAATGTGCTTGTCAAATTTTTTAACTCATCTTCAGACAAGTCGTTAATCGATCGCATTTTACCCCCACTTGAAGAAGCCGAAGGCTGAGCTTGTCCCTGTGCTCCTGTACCCGATGAAGATTTTACAGGTTGCTGAACAGGTTTCGAGCCCAAAGCTTGATTTGCTTGAGTACCATCTGTAGACCCTTTTTTTTTTACTGCAAAATTAACCTTATTGGCATATTCTGGATATTTTTCAATCATTTTTTTAGCCAAAACAACGTCATCCACATCTTTATATTGGGGATACTTTAACTTTATTTTTTTAGAAAACTCTTGAGGAGTTACTTGTCCTTGATTAATTTCTTCCATAAATTATATTCCTAATCCTAAAGGATCTGATTTACTTGTTTTATCTTTTGGTTTTGTAGTTGTTGTTTTTTTAGCAGACCCATATACAGGTAGCTTTACACCTCTACTTTCTTCAAGATACATTCTTAATTCTTCGTCAGAACCAAATCCAGCTCTACTTCTAAAGTTAGCGTAACTAGTAGGGCTATATAGTCTTTTGTCGTTTTTATCTTTTGCTAACCTAGGAGTTATCTGTTCACCATAGTAATAAAATGTTTTAGGTGTTGTTTGACTAGCTGATAAACTAATTGTGTTTCCTTTTGCGTCTACCTCTTCCTTAGAATTATACCTAACAACCTTAACAAAGTGTCTTCCGTCTTCATCAATACCTGCATTTACAACCTTCTCTATAAACCCTGAGTTTGTTTTTAAACCAACTGGGTCGTTAATAATAGCTACAGCTCCATTCTGTTTTCCTGGAACTCTAATAGGATTTACCTGAGTTATTGTTGGAGGCGGATTCTTGTCTTCTTTTGGAGCAGCTGCCTCTCTAGGTTGTCTAGGAGTAGGTAATGTAACCTCTTGCTCGAAAGGCATCTGGTTATCTAAAGCCTTACCAACAATAAACTTAGCGTCCTCTATTTTACTAGCATCTCTTTCTGGGTCAAGAATTACTTCGAAGCTACCTCCTGTACCTTTTGTTAGAAGAGCTAAAGGGTTTTTCTTCGCCTCCTCTGGGTCATCAGTTAAAAAATATCCCTTACCAGTAGAATTAACAAGAACATCAGCTATTCTTCTATCGCTTGATAAAATATAATCCTGAGTTGCTTTTTTAATTTCAGCATAAGATCCAGTTCTAGTTGCGTCTTCTAGCGATGTAATACCATTATCAGTAATAAACTTAGCTACCTTAGCCCCAGAAAATTTACTAACCTCGTCTGGAACATTTAGTCTATCTGCGTCATTTATTTGAGCTGTATTTATAGCGTAAGGAGACATAAGAGACGACTCAATTATCTTCCCGTTTTCATCGTAATCACCCACAGCAATAGACGCTGTTGCAGGGTCTATATATATTTTTTTATTATCTAAATTCTGTAGTGTACCTATTTTTTTTGCTGCAAATTCTGTTAAGGCATCCTTCTTGTTGCTTTGTATAGCGTCAAGCAAAACCTTATCGTTTGCAGCTCTGTTTTTTACAACACTATTAAGTGTTCCCCAGTTATTTTTTAACGCCTGTGTCTTAGAAGCATAGTCCTGTCTAGACATTTTACCACTAGTCAACTGCTTGTAGTACTCGCCCTGAAGTCTTTTACTTTCAAATATAGCGTTAGTCAACTCCTTGTTTATGGTTTGGTCAGCCCCTAATTCAGCCTTACCAAGTATCTCTAAGTTATCCTCGGTTAGCTTTCTATCTTCAGCTCTCTTTTGTTGTCTATCAGCCTTTATCTTATCTAAGTCAGTAGCTACTGTATTCGCAACTGTAGCCCAATCCAGTGTTGGATTAGCTTTTACTTCACCTGCGTCTTTAAATCCGTAGTACTCTGCCATTATCTTCTATAATTTTTAAAAAGCATCTCTAACATTTTTTGCATATCTGGACCAGCAACACCTTGTAACTGTTGGTCTTGTATCATCGGAGCTTGTGGTTCTGGAATTATAACACCTTGCATTTTAGATACTGAAGAAGTTGCTTCTTGTTTACCTTGAGGATAAGCAGGTGTAAAAGCATCTACAGCTCCAGTAACAGCTCCTTTAAAGCTATTTAAAGCTCCTTGCTGTAGTTGCGTCTTAGCTAACTGAGCAGCCATAGACGCTTTTTGAGCTCCTGATGCTTTATCTAAGTAAAGCCTACCAATAGCATCGGCAGTCTGTCCTTTTTCGGTTGCTTGAGCTACATCTAAATTATAAAGCCTATCAGCTAACTGGTTTGTAACGGTATTTGCCTGTTCATTAGCTACCTCGTTTACTCGACCAACACCTCCAACTAACGCCCTTAAATCAGCCTCTGTTAAAGCACTTAATGCTTGCATTTGTTGAGCTGTATTTTCTTTTAGAGCTTCGTTATAAGCCTTTACAGGAACCTGAACCTCTCCTAAAAAATTTTTTTCTATCTCTCGTTCAGCACGAGCCACAGCTTCTTGAGCCACCCTATCAGCTTCTCTTTTTGCTGCTGCCTGCTTGCCAGCTTCTAATAAGTTCATTACTCCTCCAGCTACTTGAAATGGAACTCCTGCTAGCGATTTTACGCTATCAGCTCCTCCAGCTGCTAATGCTGCTTCTGCTCCCATACTTATATATTTTTTATGTATTCCTTAATGTTTTTATTTGTAATAAAGAAGTTAGACTCTATTAACGATTTATCTATAAAGCTATTGCTAGTTATTGTAAATAAAAGTTTATAACCTGTGTACTGTAAAAATTCAGAAACTGAATCTAAGCCAAAAGTTAAAGCGCCTTCTCTTTCTTTTTTTGATGCTTTTTTATTACCAGTAATAAATCCTATCCAACAAAAATTTGAATCTGACAAGTACAATGGTATTGCATAAACCTCTTGATTTTCATGATAAACCACAACTATATTTTCAGGCAATGCATCTATACTTAAGACTGGAAATTCCCAGTCAATCCACCATTGTTTTATGGTTTCGTAAAAATCTACCTTGTTTAATACCTTGTAACTTTTCATTTTACAAAGATACTAAAAATTATGGATAACTTTTAAATAGATCCGACTGAACAGAGAAAAGCTCTACCCTTGTTGGTTTTCTTACTGTTAATTTAAACTGCATGTAGTACCCTAACTGAGGATAAGACTCAGCTATAGAGTTCTTTATAAACAACAAGAAGTTACCATTACTAGGTATTGATCCAAAAGGAATTGTAGTGTCTATGGTTACATCTGTTCCAGAAATAGAGGTTATCTTGCCTAACAATAAAGGAGATCCAGTGTTGTTCTTGTACATCAAATCACCTACGCTCATTATACTTCCAACAGCAAAACCAAACGTTAGAACAACCGCAGAAGGAACAGCAGAATTTACATTCAATACAGATCCTACACCCTGAGCTGACCTCATATTTATAGTTAAGTCGTTACCGTTTCTTCTTATAAAAGAATAAAACAGTCCTTCCTTGTTATCAAACCAATCCTTGTCTACAAATCCACTTGTTATGTTTGTGTTTATAACAGCATCCCAAGCACTATTACCATTTAAGCATAATGTCTTGTAGTTTTTAACGTCAAGCGTGCTATCGTTAAAAGCAGATGTTACTGTGGAATCGTAATCAACTCCATAGAATTTATTCCTATCTATATTTGCATTATGCTGATACAGGTTACCTCCTTTAAAAGTATAGAGGTAGCTGTTCATTCCTAAAATCTTCTCAGGAATAAAGGAGTAGAACGAAGTCCACCCCTGTGTAAAGTTACTATATGTTAGTGTTTTTGCCATGTTATATACAATCTCCGTTTATACTTAGTATTGGTCCTCCAGATGTTGCACTAATAGCGCAAAATGTAAGTGTTGTGTCTACAAAAATTTCTTGAGGATCTCCAGCGCAATCCGTGTAGTACACCATTCCTGGGAATCCATCAGCGCTAGCGGTCCATTCTAAGCAATCAATAGGAGGCACATCGCATTCGTCTCCATACTCAATTGTTAAAGCAGGAATTACAGAAGGTATAAGCAACTCAATACTTCCTGGTATTACACAAACTCCCTCTCCTAGGTTTACCTCGTAAGCCATTGGTATTTCAGGTGTTGCGTTAGCGGGTATAGGAACAAGTATTTCTTGACGTTCTTTATCACAATCTAAGTAACTAAATGAAGCTTCAAAATCTCCAGCCCCTTTAAATGTACCTCCAGACCAAGTTGTACATGCTGCACAATCTGGGCACGATACAGGGTCTAGTAATACACCAGATAATTGTTGTCTGTAAGTACCTCCTAACTGATACCATCCATCGTCAGCAAGTGCTGTTAAATTAGAATCAGTGAACACAGCTGTAGCTCCTGAAAACGTACTAGAATTAATGTAGTAATCTAAAGGCTCTGTACAATTACAGCACACATCGTATTCATCCACGTCGCTATAACAAAGAGAAACTCTATTAGATATCCTTAAATCCCATACCAAGTATAAGTAAACTCCAGTATAATCAAAGTCATTTATAACTGCCTGATACGTTCCTGTTGAAGGATTTGTTATAGGTTCAACATTATTTAGTAAAGGTATTAATGAAGGCACATCGTAAAGAGTATTTGAAACTAAATACTTGAATGAGTTTGAATTATCAAAATCATAAGTATCTCCAGCTTCTTTAACAGAAACTAACGCTATATCACTACCTATTGCAGGTATTGTTCCTTCTGAAGTAAGCCCGCTTACTAACTCATAAAGAGAAACACCAGTAGAACTTAGGTTTATAAATTCAATGTCGTAAGGACTTAAATCAGCTCCAAGAGACCATCTATATTTTGTATGAGTTGTTAAACCTTGAGATGCTGGTGAATTAAGAACAACCTTAACCACAGTCAAAGGCTCAAGCTCTGGACATGGAGAAGATATTGTAAATGTAGCATTATTAGGTATTACAGTAATTCTTGCTAACTCTGGTTCAAATGATGTTTTATCAAACACAACCTCAGAATCTTCATCTATTTTTTCGTTAAAAATAATTACATCATTATACTCAACAAGTAAATTCAAGTCACCATCCGTAACCTCTACATTGAATGTTACCTGCCCTATTGTTTTACCTAAATTTACATAGTAAGTACTCTCCTCACTGCTGTTGTATTTTGAAACAACACTACCGCAAGGCACTTCATCATCAGGAACTGGTAATAACTCATCCTTCAAGGATAAAACGTACTCACTCATGTAAGGATCGTATCCACCTATTTTTAGGTTATTTAATGAGTTTTTAAATTCATCTCTAAACCAGTGTTTCATACCTAAATCAGATATAAAAGCTAGCTGATCAGAGTTATAAGAACCTCCTCTTAAGTTTAATACAGCAGATCTCTTTACATCTGTAAAGAAAATCTCTGGGCCATAAACAGAAAAACTATCTGGATTATTGCTTATTCCATTCTCCTCTATTCTTGATATCTGAGTACCTAAAACCTCTGGTATAGAAGTTATTGCTCCACCTCCAGCTGCGTCAGATAGTAAGTTTTTTCCTTGTAACACGTAAGAAATCTTGTCCTCCTGAAGAACAAGAAGGTCTGTTTTTCTTCCGTATAATATCTCTATACTACCAAATACTTTTTCTAAGTCTCTGTAGTTAGCTAGAGCTAAGTTGTATTCATTTAACTTATTTATGTTTGTGTCTTGATTATATATACCGCTGTACGTTATTGAAGCATATCTATGAGCTGACCTGTAGTCCTCCTGAGAAACAGCAGTAACCCTACTACCTATATAAAAAGGAGCGCCCACTAAAGAGTCTCCAATCTTATAACTCTCACATCCATTTCCAAAAGAGAAGCAGTTAAAGAAGTCAAGATTAGAAACAGCTGAACCAAGAGCAGACGGTTGATTAGAAACGTTACCCTGATGTAATCCGTTTACAATATCAAATACCTGATCATTTTCATAAAATATTTCACCATTAGCTTCGGCAGGTTCTGTTTCAAAAATAAACGAAGAAGTAGCTTGCTGTATATTTATGTATCCATACAAATCGGAGCTCTTTCCACTACAGTAAGGCGTTCCACTTCTTAAAACAAGGTAAAGCCTTCCGTCTTTTGGGTTTGCTGTGTTGTTACCAATATAACCCTCTGCGAATTGATATTGATTAACGCTGTTTATCGCAGGTACAGATCCAACATAAGCAAAAGGTATAGCTGGTTTATAATCAGCTATTACAGATGTCTGAACATTTAGGTTAACTACGTCGTCGTCTCCAGAACTAACCCCGTTGGTAAGGTCTATTTGTTGTCCCTGTATAAAGTCATAAAGGCTATTATAATCCTGATTTGATACAAAGTTTTTATCGTAATCATAAATCCTTGATCCACATCTTCTTCCTGCACCATTTCTTTTAAATTGGATTCTCATTGTAATTAAAGATCCAGCTGGAATAGGTATAGGCATGTATGGTTGATTACCAGGATCTACAGGTAGCGTGTTATCGTATTCTGGATTATCCTGAAAAAAAGGAATTTGAGCTATAGTATAAGATTCTCCTAAACTTACAATTTGTCTTGATATAAAAGAATTTTCAAAATAAGTAGCCTGAAAATTAGAAGCCTTTAATTTCATATAGGTGCCAGCTGGCTCTAAAGCACCTCCACCTATAAAACCACTAGATTTAGCCTCTATATCTAAAACCTTTGTTGTTACCAAACTATTTAAAACTCCAGAAGAGTCTTTTTTTACTATAAGTCTTTGATCGTTTCTTACCTTACTTCTGTTGTCTCCATCTAGTTTAAACCAAGTATAACCGTCGTCATCTACGAAGAATATATTACAAAAAATAGTTTCGTAATCTGCTTTTGAAGGCTTTAATACAAACTCGTATTTTTTAGCCCAAGATGGAGCGACATTGTTTACCTTTACCTGCAAGAAGTTTCTAGAGTCTGATGTAGATGCTGGAAAAAATACCGTGTTATTTGTTACAGTTAAAGCAGTGCTTCTTCTTCCATAATCATCCATATAAACCATAGCTAACTCATAATCCCTGTTACTATGCAAGCTTTTCTTGCTACCAGGATTTGTTATATAAGCCTCTGTAGAAACATTTTCAAAGTACTCGTAAGCATAATTCATTGTACCAGTAGGATATTCTACAGAGAACTCCATAGCTGGAACCTGAATACCTAATACATTTGATCCATTAGCCACTGATATTTCAAAGCCTCCATCGTTATTAGATATACCACTACCAGTTTTAGTCCATGCTGGAACACCTCCTGATATTTGTTTAGTAATAAGAGAACAGTTAAATAAATCGGTAAAAGACAATCCTTCAGAGCAATTAGCTATAGGTTTATGTGTGTATAAGGCATCTATAAAACTTTGGTCTGTACCTAAATCAAAAACACTTGTATAATCCCTAGGGAATGTGTAGTAAAATATCTCTTGAAATATATTTATTGGGGCTCCAGTAGGATATAAAGAACTTCCGCTAAACCTGTTATGTATTAAATTAAAGTCTATAGTCAATGTATAACCTTCTTTTAATTCAGCGTTAGACAGGTCTATATTTATTTTAGAATTATCTATAGTGCTTACAAATGAAGGGTCTATACTATAAGGAGCTCCGCTTGTTTCTGTTAAATTAAATCTATCAACACTTATAGGTTCACTAAGTCCTTTTACATCATAATCTAGATTTACATCAATATCGTAACCGTCAACATAGTTACCGTAAAAAATTCTATTACCCATTGTTGTTTGGGCTTTAGATACTAAAGGTACGTTGTCATAAAGTCTTAATAGTTCACTTTCTGGTAAAACAGTGTATATCTTTTTGTTATTAAATAATACCTCTTGAGTGGTATTACTAGCCCATCCTTGCTCTTCTTTATCGTACTTTTCTATAACATTAACAATGCTAGATGTTGAATACTTAAAGCAAACGTCAACACCTACAACATTATCGTCACCAGTGTCAAAAGAAACTCTAACTGCGTTAAGTAGATTCTCCATACCAGTGTTTGTGTATGTAGAGTAGTCAATATTAAATGGACCTGGTTCGAATGCTATATCTGTAAACTTAGATAGAGCACTGTATTCTCCGTCTAGGTATTTATACCTATAAGAGAAAGAAATAAATTTATCCGTTATATAGTTTTCCTCTCCAGCAACATTAAATAATTGAATGATAGGAGCTTCTGTTGGAGGCGCTACAATTACATTAATATCCTCCTCTGTTATTTGATCAGTAGGATTAGGAAATGGATAAGCTCTTTTTACGTTTATCTTTCTAGGAGGGTTTAAGTTGTCCGTCCAAAACAATAAGTCGTCTATTAAGTTTATTCCGTTTATTCTGTACTTCTTATCGAAATTTAAAACGCTAACTGACTTTACGTGGTACTTAAGTGTTTGTGTTCCAATATTGTAAGATACAATCATGTCAGTGGCACCTGGATCAGCAATGAACCAGTATATCGTTTCATTTGCACCGTCCTCAAGGGCACCTATGCATTCTGCGTTTCCTGTAAGACCAGGGATAAAGGTTAGTTGTGAGTTACCTAAAGCGTTTTCAATAGCACCCATACTGCTTAATTCAGTTGAGCCTATTCTTATGTTTAATGCATCAATATATTCCCCATCTGGTAAAAGTCTCTCATCGACAGACTTGTTCATTTTACCACCGATAAATGTTACGACTTCGTTTGTATTTGAACCTGCCATCTACTTTATCCACTTGTTTTGACCTCTTAGGTTCATTAATAACCTTCCTGGGTGCATATTACTAATTCTTATTTTTGCGTTTCTTAAAAGGGCTGTTTTGTCTTTCTTAGCTCTATTCACCACGTACTCATTAATTCCTGTCTTGTTATTTAAAAGAGCGTACTTAACGTATGCGTATATGTAATCCTCAAAAAGTTTGTTCACACTCACTTTAGAATCGTCGCCTCCTTCCATACCGTCAGATATGTATTCTAAAACGCATAGTTCGTCAGCCATGTCTGAGCTAAAATTTATAACACCGTTAGCCTTGTCAATATTATATGTAGGGTTAGCGTTTGCAGTTTCTGTGTTCAATCCAAATCTAGCACCAACCTTGTAATCAAAAACCCAGTTACCATCAATAGACCATCCGTACTTACCGTAAAAAGGCCCTCCACCTAGATAAATTGTTTTGTTTTTCTTGGTAATCCTGTCATAATCTAATATAGACGTACCCTCAAGTATGTCTCCATTATGATCAAACAAGACGTTGCCGACATTATCTTGAAGATAACTGTTACTAGACATCACCTGTATATTCTCAGATAAAGGTCTTAGTACACCGTCTTTGTAAATAGAAATCCTAACGTAGTTCACGTAGTCTGGAGGTAAAATAAATCTCAAGTCTTCACTTACACTCATCTCAAGGACTTTAATTTCCTTCATTGCGTCGTAGTTCAACTCCTGAATACCTCTTTTTGCATGAAATAAAACGTTATATTTACTTACGTTATTTATAAGTTTGTCATTACCGACATACATCAACATAAAATTATTGACAATATCTCCTAATGATGTGTACTGGTAGTTACCCCAGTTTTGGTCCTGAGGTGATACACCAGAATTTTCGTAGTATTGGTATCCGTTTAAATACGCCATATCTTATCCTTGTACTTGTTGATTCTTTAATTCTTCGTTATTACCAAATGTATTAACCTCCATCTCTCTAATAGATAATCCAGCAAACTCTAGTATCTTAGAAACCAATAAAGGTTCATCAGTTAAAGGAAGCTCAAAGTCTTGGTAGTCATTAGCTGACTGATCAAACAAGGGCTCACCTCCTACTATGTTTGTGTATGTCCACTTAGGGTCTCTTGGGTATCTTATATACTGAAGAGATACACCAGACGTTATAGTTGTTGGATAAACAGTAGCTAATGCACCATTTAAAACATAGGCAGGATATAGTGTACTAGGTGCAGTAAGGTTTGATGAATTAAGATATAAAATCTTATCAGCAGTAACCTTATCAATCTCTTTATTTGCATATCTTAAACTATTAATGTAGTAGCAGTCTGTAGGAATTGCAAAGTTAGAAGTTGTAGGCACAGGTGTTAATGCGTTAACAACAGACAAACCATCTATTACATTTTCAATGTTTCTTACAATATCAGAAAGACCTGAACCAGATTGTCTAACGTTCTGCTTTATAATCCATAAATTATACTGGTAAAAGTAGTCCTCGAAAATAGAAAGCTGAGCCTGCTTTGCAAATAAATTAAAATCCTCTGGTGTAATGTAACCAAAGTTATTCTTATTAGCAGCAGACATTACAGTAGCTCTTACTGAATTAATCATATTTAAAAAGTTTTTACAAAGATACTAAAAAAAAAGCACCCTAAAATAGAGCGCTTATTTTTGTAATAGTGTAAAAGGTGTTACGCAATAGTAATTCCTGAAACAGCGAATGGTAAGTTTACCACGTCGTAAGCAACCTTAGTCCACCCTTCTTCTAGTGAAGCAATTACTGCGTTTTGAATTGCATCACGCATAGCTTCGTTTCCAGATCCTGCTGACGCATGTGTAATAGTTACAACGTCTGTTGCTGTACTTGATTTGTAGTGAACGTGTACTGTTGTTGCTGATTCCTGCTCAATCAACACAATTCCTGTAGCCGAAAGAATTTGAGTTTGTTCGTTTGTTACAGGGATTCTTAAAAATTTTTCCATTTTTTTATTTTTTAACGTTAATAATATTTTGCAAAGATAATAAAAAAAAGCACCCTAAAATAGAGTGCTTATTTGTAATAATCTATAAAAACTTACAGCTTGTTCTCCAGTAATCTTAACACTTCAATACCCTCATCTGATTGTAGGAATGATGTTAAAATAAATAATGGATCCTCACCGAAAGGAACTGTCAATAATTTTTTCTTGTTCTGAGGTAAATTATAATAGATGTCCTTGTTGTTATTTCTAAGAGTTAACAAGTTTTGATCTAAAAATTTAGCAGCAGTATTTTGTAATTCTAGCATTGGATCATTTAAGACCTCTAAGAAATCTTGAGGACTTCTCTTAGCGTAAATTAAAACATCTCTCTTAAGCTCGGCTGTAGACATCTTGTCAATTTTAGAACCTAATAAAACACGAGCGACAGTTTCTAACTTTTCAATAGTTAAATCCCTTGCAGATAACTGAGCATCTAACTCGTAGTTTAATTTTTCAATTTCAGAAGAGGCATCCTTTTCAGTGTTTACTTCTTCAAATATTGTACCATTACCAGGATGGTAACTTAAGAACTCTTGCAGAACAGGATTGTTTTTTGGAACGCTTAATGCTCCATCAACAAATACAATAGGCTCTAAAATTAGATTACCATCTTGCATGTCTTCAAAAGGACTTTTTTGATTTTTAGCGTATCTTAACGCTCTGTTTGTTTGTTTTGTTTCATCAAAATAAAACAGATTTGATCTGCTTGTGTTTTTAGACGGTAACATGTAGCTCAAAGGCTTGAACTTTCTTTTTAAGACATAGATTTTGTCTTCTGAAACTTTTACTGAGTTTTTCATTTGATCTGATTTAATTTATTGTAATTTAAAAAATAACTTAGGGTGACGATTTGCCACCCCAAGTCTTTTATTTAATCCTAGTTTTCGAACAACACGAAATTGTTAGCACCTAAAGTACATAAAGCTCTTTCTGATAAGAAATGAACTTCCATTGCATCTAAGCTTGAAGTAGAAGCTCCTCCAGCAGATCCAGTGATCCACGTTTTGTAACGTCTGTCTTCAGTTTCAGAAGCACGGTATCTTACGTGTAAGAATGGTCTCTTAGCGTTTTTACCTAATACTTGATCGTAAACAGTTGTAGAACCAGCTGGAACTAAAACTCCGTTTACAGCACCACCTGTAATACCACCACGAGTAGTAGCATCGTTTAAGTATTTCCAGTCAGTTTTGTAGAAGTCGTAACCTCTTCTGAACCCTGTAAATCCTAAGTTTAATGCCATATCCTTATCGTTATCGAATAAACCGTATGAAGTACCACCTGCTCCGTAAGAGTTTTGTGCAGCTAACATATCGTCGATATCGAAAGAGAATTGACGGTTAACAAATAATGCATTCTCTTGAATAGCACCTTGCTTATCTAATCTTTGGATAATTGAATCGAAATCAGCTAAAGTAGTTGGGTTACCACCAGCATAAACGTTACCTCTTTGTCCTACAACGTAGAATAAACCTTCAGAACCTTTATTACCAACGTAACCTGATGTAGCAGCAGCACCTGAGTTAGTCTCAGCTGGAACAGCTTCAATCATAGACATTTCTAAGTAGTCTTCGAAACGTAAACGAGTTTCGTGCTCAGCTTTGATGTACCATAAGTAACCAGTAGCTCCATTTTCTGTTGTAACCTCAACCCATCCGATTTGTGCCATTTCAGAACCTGAAACTGCATACTTATCTTTGATGATGATTGGAGAGTTCTCGAAGATGAAATCTGATGGCTCAACTGATTCAACCATTCCTTCAGTTCCTTTTTTGAACTCAGAACCGTAAACGAAAGATGTAAATACTTTACCAGCACCTGCAACTCCAATACCTCCAGCTTCGTAGAAAGCAACTGTAAAAGTAGCAGCAGCATAGTTTACAGCAGTGATGATTGCTTTGTTAGAAATAGTAGAAGCGTTATCAGAAATGAAAACAGTTTGACCAATTCTGAAAGCGATTTGTCCACTACTTGTAGTAGTAGCTCCTGGTACTAACGTATCATTAACCGTGAACGTAGCTGTGTCGTCACCTAAAGCAGCAGTAGTTGTACAGTTGATGTACTTAGTATGTAAACGTCCTTGTTCTGCCCATTTGATAAGGTCAGAGTTAGATGGCATCTCAGCACCAACTGCTCTTAAGAAAGATGCAATTGTTCTGTTACCATATCTTTCAAATTCTTTTTCGTATGTATCAGGTAAGTACTGATTTAAGAAATCGAAGTTTGTGATGTAATTTGATGATAGAGTTTTTTTCTCTGTACTTGGTTGTAGGGCAAACCCTGGAACCGATTGTAATGTACCAGCCATTTTTAGTTGTTTTTAGTTTTTAATTGTTTTTTATACTTCTAATTTTAAGTCCTGAAGTACTCTCTGAACTAATTGCTTTGATTTGAAAATCATTATTACTATAAGACTGAGGCGATTGTCTAGTCTGCATATCAATATTTTTCATCTTCATATCTGTACCTTTTAAAGCGTCTGACTTTCCTTGTTCGTAGAAAAATTTAGCCATCTTCTCTGGGTTCATAGCAACAGAAAGAGATCTATGCCATCCAACAGCGTCTTTAATTAAACCATCCTCTCCAATGTATTTTGAAATAAATCCATCTAAATTAGATTGAGCTGATTTTAATTCATTTGCATCCCCAGGAGCAAACGTAATTGATTTATCACCAACGTTGAACTCAAAACCTTTGAACTCATTACTGAAAACCTCGTCCGTTTTTTTCTGAAAATACTCAGATTTTTTTTGACCTTCTTGCTGAGAAGCATTTACTTCTTGAACGTATTTCTTGTAAGCCTCGTAGCTTTCTTTTTCTTCGTCAGAAACTAAACCTCCCCTTGACTCAAGAGGTGTTTTGTATTGTTCCTTTAAAGAATCCAAATACTTCTTAGCTTTAGCAAGCTCTTTTTTCTTAGCCATTTCCTTCTTCTTGATATCCCTTTCGTCATCAAGATCCTCATCATAACCAAACTTATCCTCGATCATATACTTGATATCATCTTCGTCTAAGTCTTCCTCTGTCTGAGCGTAGTACTCTGCTAATACTGATTCTGGATCTGAATCATCGTACCCTTTATTTAATTTAATAAAGTCATCGATTCCTCTTCCAGTTTCTTTTTTGTATTTCAAGAATGCCGAAACATCCTCTGGTAACTCTTCGTTATTAGATCTTTGTTCAAACAAGTCTTCTAACGAGCTTACCTCTTTATTATATCTATTCTTAATATATGAAAGAACGTCTTCGTCTTTTAACTCTGAATCAACTTGTCCTTCGTTCTGTTCATTATTATCCTTGTGTTCATTTTCATTGAACTCTGAGTTATTCTGAACAGCATTCATTTTTTCTTCGTGCTTCTGAAGCAATTCGTTTTCAACCTCTTGAACTGATTTTTGTTCAGCTACACCTAAGTCTTTTACAGTGAAATTTTCCATTTGATTTAATTTTTTGCAAAGTTATTAATAAAATTTATAGTATTTTAAGCGTTATCTAGGCTCAAACTCAGCTAAATCAAACGCATCCAAGGAATCTTCATTTGATTCAAAGTTAACTGGAGGCAGATTGTTCTTTCTTTGTTCTATAAGCTTAGACTGCTGAGTATTCTGTATGCTTATTCTTTTATCTTTAGCAGCCTCCTTCTTGTCTTCCTTAGTCATCTGTAGCTCAGTGTCTACACCTCTTAGCTGCATGTTAAGGCTAAACTCTTTATCCATTAACTGAGTCTTAAGCATCGCCTCGTTCTTTAATTTTTCAATTTCAAACGCTACCTCAGCTTGCTTGATTTGTATTTTAGACTGAGTCTCAGCCTGTATCTTCATCATAGCGGTCTGAGCTGCCATCTGTTGAGACTGAGAGTTTATGTCTGCCTGCTGCTGAGACATCATCATCTGATTCTTCTGGTCAAGCTCCTGCTTCTTCTTTCTCTTAAGCTTAAGTATTTGATTAGCTAGCTTTATATTTCTAACCTCTCTAATGTCAATAGCATCCTCAAGGTTTATATCTCCCTTAGATAAAGCCATCTGAACATTCGCTTCTAACTGAGCCTTCTCTTCAAGATCTGGAGTTACCTCAATAAATATACCAAAGTCGTAAATGTATAGATCCTTAATTTCATCAAGTATCCCTACGTTATACTTACCTATCTGTAGTATAAATTCATCCTTAAAGTCTGAGTACTCTAAAATATCAGCAACCCTGTAAGAAACAGCCTCTGCTAATGATTTTGTTATATGTAAACTTCCTTCTAGTATATGTCTTGTAGCTGTGTTTGAGTTTGCTGACGCAAGCTTTTGTAATCCTACTAATGAATTAGGGTCTGGCATAGAACCATCTCTAGCTTCATTTAGACCTGTTACATCTCTAAGCATGCTTAGGTAATGGTTGTAACTTCCAATTAAGCTATTTATTTTACCCTGCCCGCTGTTTGTGTTTAGCTCCTGAATTGGAACCCTAGCATTATTAAATTCACCGTCTCCAGTGTAGCTTCTACCTATAACAGATCCCGTTTGGAAGTACAATCTTAATGCGTCCTCTGGGTTGTATGCGGCTCCAGTACCTAAGTCTACCTCATTAATACCATCGGCATCAATAAATACCCCGTCTGGAACAACTCTTTGTATTACCTGTTGTAGCTTTAAGTGAGTCATCTGAATTAAATCAGCAAATGGTATCATTCTTCTAAGTAATGACTCTATCTTTCCTTTGTATAATTTTGGAGCAACAGCAACATAATTAGGTATAGCATACTGAGATGCTGATTTAGGTCTAACCATATTCTTAGAAAGTTGCCACTTTAAAAGTATTTTAGTACCCATAACCATAACCCCATCATACCAAACATCAATTGTTTTCTCAACCTTTTCAAAGTTTCTATCCTTCATCATCTCCTCTGTAGGATTGAAGGTGTCGTCTTTTTCTATTAACGTTTCTGTTCCGTCTTCCTTTATTTTCTTTTTATATACAACCTTCTTTGTTGACTTGTAGTTGAAATACATTAACGTAGCTGTGTCTTGATAGAACAAGCTATTGGCATACATTTGAGCTGAGTTGTAGTAATCATACCAAGCCTTGCTGTACTTTGAAATTTCTTCTAAATCTTCGTTTGTTAAGGTAGGGTCTATCTTAGGAAGCTCAGTAATTGGAACTGTTTTAATCTCTCCCCAGTAGAAGCAGTCCCTGAATTTAGGGTCCTCTGTGTATGAGTAAACAACATTCGCTGGGTCAACATAGTCTAACTTAACGCCTGCTCCTGGAAGGAATTGGTGCTTAGCAATACCTATACCTAGTATAACAATATCGTAGTCTACCCTCTTTCTAATGTCGTAGTATCTGTTCTGCTCTAAAATAGTGTTAATCGCCTCCTCCTCAGCTATCTCTATAGCTGGCTTGTAGTTCATTTGCATGAATAAAGAAAGCTCCTCTGATGTTTCTGGTAAGTCATCTGGCTTTGTTTCAAAGGCATCAATACCGAAGTCGTTCTTAACCTGAAGCAATAAATCCTTTGACACCATATCAGCCTGAACAGACTCCTGGAATTTAGATCTATTCTCTGTAGACATAGCGTCCTGAGCAAATGCCTTAATAGCAAACAACCTGTCATTCATTCCGTTGACAACAATGTCCACGAATTTTGGTATAATAGGAACTGGTGTCCAGTCAATATTTAAGTGCGATAAGTCACCGTCTACAGATATTTCATTCTTGTACTTCTGAATAGACTGCTCTCCCCTTGCGTATAGTCTTAATCTATGGTAATCAGACCACTGATTATAAAATCGACAAGATCTTCCATCCTTACGAAACCATTCGTATTGTATACTTTGCCCTATTTTTAAACCGTATTCATAGGATTCCTTCTCCTTATCCGTTGCAAACTGATTAGGGAAGCCTATTTGATTAATTGATATCTGTACGTCTTTCATTTACTTAATTAATTCACTATACAATCCTGCGTTTTTGTATCTTGCAAAGTTAATACTTATTTTTGATTCTTTTTTAACTGGAGTGTACATGTGTTTTTGTGTAGCCATAATAGCTAAACCTGAACTAATAGCGGCATCAAACTTGGTCCTGTTATTTATATCAAACTTAGCCCAATCCTCTAAAGTTCTTGTGAAGTACATTGAACCCATTTCATCTGGATCTCTATACGTAGACTCAAGATCTAATCCTACGTGCTTTTCTATATACGTCTCAATAGAGGATGCGTGAGCCTGCTTTATGTCTTCAGACGAGTTAGGCATCCCTCCTAGCTCTCTTTCTGTCTTAGATAGCTTAGAATAGTGTTTGTCTGGCCTGTTCATTGAATACTGCCTGTACCCATTATTCTTTATATGATAAAGCAGCCTTTGCTTGTTGTTCTCAACAAGAACTGGCATTCCGTAGAATATACAAGCCATGAGAACGTCGTCAAAGAATATCTCAGCAGTCTGTGGTCTTGATATGTACTCTAGGAAGAATTGATTTGTAGGAGCTTGATCCATGTGAAACTTAGTCATTCCGTGCAAAGACCCGTTAGATCCTCTGCCGTCAACTGTTCCTGATATATCGTACGGGTCACATCCAAAGGCACCTATATGTTCGTTACCTGGGAACTTTACCCCGTTTCGTATCTCTACCCTGTTCTGTAAATGCTTAGGAGGTATCCAGCTAACCAAGAACCTACCTCTAGTATCTGGGGTCCAAACAACTTTAGTGTTTCTAACTCCGTCCATCCAATGAAACGATCCCCTTGTAAGGACACGTTCCTTTATTAATGAGTCATTGTAGTCTATCTGCTGGTAAATCTTAGTAAGATTAAACAAGGATGATTTACTCTCGTCCCTAAACGCATGAGACTCTGTTCTAGGGAACTGTCTATAGAACTCATTAAGTGAATCTGGATGACTTTTTAATGAATCAACCTCGTTCTCCCAGAAGTCAATAGCTCCTATCTTAATCATCATGCCATCTATACCTATTACTGGCTTTTCTGGTGTTCTAAAAACAGGAAAACCGTACCTATCTATATAACCCTCAAAATTCCACTCCATAGGAATGAATAGGTTGTAAAGTCCAGACCTTGTTTGTCCGTTTGAGTTTCTAGTAGAAACATTAGAGTCCTCGTAAAGGGTTTTGAAGTTCTTACCTCCCTTTTCTAAAGCATTCGAAGTAGAACCCATCATACACTTACCGATAATTTTAGATCCCAAACGAAGACATGTCTTAGTTACACGCCAGTTATTTAAAATATTATCAGGCTTAAGCCATTTGCCCGATTCGTCATGAATAAGAAGCTTCAGCTTCTCCCCATCATACGAGTTATCTCCAGTATTCTTCCAGTCAATAGACGTGTCAAGGCCTTCTATTTCGTCTTGATTCTCGTCATACATGTTCTTCTTGGTGATCTTAGAAGCAGGCATACGGTAAGCAAGCTCAGTCTTAGGCTTGTCCATACCGTCCTGAATAGGCTTGAAGAAAAACGGGTAGTTACTAGATATAGGTACGACCTTATCTGTAAACATCGTCTTTGCATCCCCTCCAGTCTTGGATAAAATACCTATCCTTGCGTTCTTTGTAATCGAACCAGTATTAACGCCCTCTGCGGACCCCATAAATGAGAACCCAGAACGTCTAATCTTAAGGTATATCATACCAAAGCATCTAAAGTCAGCCTTACAGGCCTCCCAGTATATCCAGAAAACTCTATTAGCCTCACGATAATCTGGCAGACCAACGTCAATCTTAGTCCACTGAAGGTACATGTAGTTGGATCCTGTAATGTATGTAGGTAATCCATTATTCATGAACCAGAATCCAGCCTCCCTTCTATCAAACTCGGTCTCTATGTAGTCAACCCATTTTGATTTGAAGTCCTTAGGCATTGTATGCCACTGGAATATACTCTTAATTCTTTGTAGTTCCTTTGGGTACTCGAACGGTTCCCAGTATTGCTTTTCTTTTTTACCGTCCCTTTTATATACTAAATCTGGGACGGCTGGAAGTCCTATGTGAAGACCGTTTATATTGTAAACCTCACCAAGTGTACCGTCACGAGATATAATAACTATGTTATACTTCTCATCGTAACCGTATGCCCAGGCCTTTTTTTTATTCCTATTATTAACAACGTTTTTATCTATGTAATTAGAAACAACAACGTATAGGTTATTTTGATCTTCTCTCTGCGAATCCTCCTTTGTCTTCATTCTTTGATGTAGATTTAGTTTCACCTGTTATCATTTCGCTCTCCTGCTCTATCCTTGCAAGTATTAGAAAAGCATCTTCCACTGCCAAACGCTTTGTAGCAGCAGCATTCTTAAGCTTGTCAGCAGAAAGGTCGCCCTCCATACCTGTAATAATCTTATCCTCAGCCACCTTAATAAGTTCGTCAACAGCCTTATATCCAGCTTCAATTATTCTCTGCTTAATATCGTTTGTTGTCATAGCTTAATTTTTATATTACTGGTAAACATTCTGTACAGCTTCTGGTCGTTAATCTTAAACTCGTACTCGCTATCTGGCTCAAAAGCAACCTCATCACCTATAGATAAACCTAAGTCAATTAGCTCCTGGTTTATGTACTTTATCCTTCCGATAAGCGGCTCCTCAGTACCTGGCTTTACTAGGTAGTAATCCTTCGTTTCAACTGGCTCTATGAAGCAGTACTTTGAGTAGCACTTCCACTCATCACCATTAAAGAACATGAAGAACTGATCCTCCTCAACAAAGAACATGTCGTCCTTAAAGAAGTTATGACTGCTCTGCTGTCTACCTCTCATGTCGTAGTAGAACTTAAACACGTTATGGTGAACTAGAAGTAAGTCACCAACATTAATCTCCCCATCATATCCAACTGGTGTGGCAACAACCTCAGCAAACCTATTGGATGACATGTGGTCCTCCTGTGATGTGCTTGTTATGAAGTTGATGTCTCCTATTGACTTGATGTTATCGTAACGCCTTCCTTTTAAAGGTTTTACGATAAATGAAAATGGTGACCTCATTCGAAGTTTATGTTGTACTCGATTGATATTGGCATGTTTGAATTGAATCCCTTCCACAGGTACTGCTCATTGTTTTTCTCAATGTATATACTTATGGAATCATCCTGCTCAAGCCTGATATGACATATGTGATACGTCTTATCAAGAACAGGCTGTCCTATAAGGTAATGCATCGCATTGTTCTTGTAGTCAGCCCCAACTGATATCTTCCTAATGTCCATCATTTTCTTCTGGAACAATAATATCGCCTGTAGTTAAATTAATCTCTACATTGCCAAATTCTTTTTCTAACTCACCCTTTAGCTCGTTGAATTTCTTTTGGTTATCACCAATGTCGTTGATTATCTGAGCTTTCTTTGACTCGTACTGAAGTTGTAGGTCTCCTAAAGTAGCTGATGCGTTAATCATGAACTGATTAAACTCCTTAAGCTTTTCTAACTGAATTTCTGAAATTTTATTTTTCATTTGATTAAATTTTTTTACAAATATACGAAAAAATAAATTACCTTGTAATCAATAGAAATCCTGTTACCGCTAACGAAGCTATTGACACAACTTTTAATAATTTATTCTTTGATTTTTCTTTAGATATTACCTTATCCTTATTTTTTATAACAAGGTTTAAGTCGCTTACCTGAAATTCCTTTTCTTTGTACGCAAGCATTAACTTATCGTTTGACTTTATAAGTGTATCTATTCTTAATCTTGAAACACTATCCATCTTTATAAGTGTTTTTAATTCTAGAGTTAAGAAGTCCTTCTGAACTAACTCCGTTATTATCTTATTGGCCTGAATACTGTCTAGTATTACTACCTTCTTTTGTGCGTTCATCGAAGTACTGCTGCATATCAGAAACAGAATACTTATTAATAACCTTAATTCTTTCATTGTACTGTGTTTTAATTACCGTTCTAACTCTTTCTATGCTGTCATATTTTAACTTTAAGACGCTATCTTGTTTTTTTAATGTATCGTATTGAGACAATAAATATTTAGCTCTTAAATCGTGTTTTTCAGCTTCCCTTAAAAGAGAATCATTCTTTAATTCTAGTGAAGCAGACCTTGTCAGCAACAAAATAAAAAGCGCCACTATAATAATATATGGTACGTACTTCCTTGTGTTTAGTATATTTATTTGCATATCTATTCCTTTATCTCAAAATGCATCCCAAATATGGGTTTTTTATGTTTTATAGACCAACTTACAGAGCTTGGCGATATACTTAGTTTTCTTCCAGCTTCAGACATTGATCCGTATTCTGTATTATTTTGAATACAGAAAACTTTTTTACTTCTATTGTGCTCTGATCCGAATTTTCCTTTATAATGTAATGGTCTATATTTTTTAAGACCTGAATCGTAAGCGTGTTTATTATTTTCAGACTTTGAACACCATTCTATGTTGTCTATACTTAAATCTGTTTTTATACCATTTTTATGATTAACAAAGTTTTTACCATCTATAATAGGTATGAAACCAAAGGCTATTGCTCTATGTATAAAATAACCTTTATTTTTTATGTTTACATAATAATAACCACTATTAGATAGTGAGTCTTTTAATATTTTTCCTTTTGGGCTTTTTACTTTACCATAAATATTAATTAAATATCCAGTAGGTAAATAACTTGTTTGTATAAATTTTTCCATATGCAAATATACAAAATAAAAATATATTTATAAATGCTTTTAGGATATTTTTTATAATTAAATTATTCTTTTATTTGAAAATGCATCCAATCCCGATTCTCTTCCCTTCCTAAAGAAATAAAACCGTGCTTGTAAAAAATGTCGATCATTTTCTTATACTCTGGCCTTGCAAATCTTGCTGTTTTACTTGTTTCTTTTAGTTGATTTCTTCCTGGATCAAGATCTAACGCTATTCCCCAGGAGTGCTTTGACCAATCGTCACCACCTCTCATCTTTCTGAAGTTGAAGCATCCTCCAAATAAGTCAATACCTAGTTCTTGTATTTTAGCATAACCATATTCTCTTAATATCTCATTAAACACTGCTAAGAATCTTCCAGAAACTAACTTATGACATCTCATCTTATTTACTACACTTTCTGTATCCCAGGCCAAACGCATTGGATAAGGTAAAAGTATAGTTACCAAATAGCCTTCACCTGTTACGTTAGGTTTTCCGTACTTAGATATTGTCTCCTTTGTTGTCATTTTTTTTATTTCTTAATGTTTCAACCATCTTTAACATGGTGTAAAAAATAGATACGATAAGTAGTATTATCTTTAATGCGCTCTCCAAGTTAGAAAAGCTTAAAGCCATTGTTATGCTGTTTAGCATGTATAATTTCAAATCGTTATGCGACATTTTTAGCTTTCATTAAACGTTCTACAATACTTGTTACTCCCTCAATAGTAATATAAGAAGTTCCAATAATTACCCAATCAGTAGAGGTTATAGATCCGCTGAATAAACCAACTGACGCTATAACAAACACTGTTAACTTTCTACTTACCCACTTGCTAAGTAATAAATCTATTTTTTCTTTTCTACTCATCTTTTTTAGGGTTGTAATCAATAACCTCTAACTCTTTTAGTTTATTTAAAATATCATTATATGCTTCACGATATAAAACATTTTCATCAATAATCCAATTGTCATCTGCATCTTTAATAAATGACAATCTATATGGTAAATTTTCAAATCCATTAAGCTCTTTATATTGAGTTTCATTTGCTTTTAGTACTTTCATATTATAATGCGTTTATATAAGTATTATAATCAGCTACAAATGCTGCATTTTCAGATATCATAGAAGCACCCATTGCATACATAGAAGCGGTATGCAATCCACCAATACTGCCCGCTCTTAATACAAGTTGATTAGCGGTTGATCTTGCAGCGGAATTAGCTGTTCTGCTTTCTCCTGTTGTGTCATTAAAAAGTTGTACATCAGTAGCACTTGTTCTATGAATAGATTTCATTCCTCGAGTTGTGTTATATGTAAAAGTTGAATTTAAATTAGTAGTACCTTGATTTATTAATTGAGAATTAGAATTCATTATTCTTATTGAATTACCATTTGCTCCAAATAAACCATCTATCAGGTTAGTAGCTGATGCCATATACATATACATATATACATATCTGCTCGCATTGTTTTGCGAATACTGCGTACCATTACCTCCTGAGAAATTTGTATTTATATAAGAACCCGATGCTCCTGTAAAACCTACATTAGTCTGAAGTGGCATACCACCTTCAATTATAGCCAAATTACCACTAGGATTTTTCCAATTAATAGTAGCAAAACCTGCACTACCATTATTAGCAAAGTTAAGAAATAAATCTAATTTATTCCAAACTCCACTAGTTTTCATATTCATTAACAAAGTATTTTGTAATTTTTGTTGTGCTAAAGTTGGTGCAGTATAAAATCCACCTAAAGGAGCAGCTCTATTTAAAACTGCTTGATAATCCGCATCAAATAAGAATATAGCATTACTACTAATATAAGCACTCGTACCATCTGTATCAGTTGCAGCAACTCTACAAGTAATATCAAAACCTACATCAGCTAAAGCTAAAACATAAGTATTATTAGTAGCACCTGTAATTAAAGTAGCACCTCTATACCATTGGTATAAATATCCTGTTACTCCTGTATCACTTGTCCAAGTACCTGTAGTACTACTTAATGTTTGTCCTATTGTAGCAGTACCACTAATAACAGGCGCAACTGTGTTAACAGGTGCAGATCCGTCTGACCTAAATCCACCACTCCTACCTATAAGATTAGCTATAGCTATAATCATACTACCAAAGAGCTATAATATTAGACGCAGTCGTTCCTGTAGAGAATACCTTTAAAACATTGACAGGAATAAAGCTACCGTCTTGAATGTTTACAAATGTTACCTCGTCTCCACCAACAGTAGTAACCTTAAGGTTTCCTTTTGTACCCACGTATAAAACGCATCCGTTATTACCTGATCCATCTTCTGTAGCTACGTTTGGTATGTTAGCCGTGTTGCTTGGTGAAACAGCCGCTGCTCTTCCTGCTTGTAATTTTTGATACGCCATGATTTATTTTTTTTTGTAAATTATTTTATTTATTAATAGCCCTGGGTTATTTAACGCAGACTTTCTTTTACTGCAACCGCAATCTTTTCCTGATTTTTTAGCTAAGTAGTCAACAGCTTTTTTTACACCCGTTGCCTTTGTTACTCTTTCTATATCGTCTCCTAACATTTCGCTTTTTTTATTTTACCAACGTTACCCTTTAAGTACTTCATCTTCCCATCTAATGACTTCTTAGATTCGTACTCCTTTGCTTTTTTTATAATTTTTTTCATATCTTAGAAACTTTTTTACCCATTCCTACTTTAGTTTTTTCTGATTTCTTAGCAGCTAGCTTTGACTTGCTTATCTCAGATATTGTTTTAGGTGTCTTAGAAGAAACCCTTACCTTTGGTCTACAGTACTCGTTACTTCCTCCAGATCCGCAAGCCTTTCCAGTTCTTGTGTCTGTCCACTTCTCCTTCTCCCATCTCTTTAAAGAAGATCCTGCATCTGTCTTTCTAACAGTTCCAGATCCCTTTCTGCATTTTGCAATAGCCTGAGATGCTCTAGCTGAAGGAAAAACATTATACGATGCCTTTACTTTTTTATAACAAGCGTCCTTCATTAGTACTTACCTTTTCTATTAGATGGGTTGGAAGTTGTTGATCCTCCTGGCCCAGCCCATAAGTTTTTACACGCCCAGTATCTAGGTGTTAATTTGTTCGTGGCTGTAGAACAGCTGTGTCTTGCCTTAAAGCTTTTTCTTGCAGCTGCTGAGTAGTTATTACCGTAGCCCTTTGCTCCAAAATGAAGTAGCTTTTCTTGACCGCCTGAGCAAGCCTTTACCATCTTCTTCTTTCCAGCTCTGTCAGAAGCAACTGGACTATTGCATTTCATCTTACTTTTATCAGCCATAATCTATTTCTTACCTCCTCTTGCTCTTCTATCCCCTGGCATAGATGTTTTTGAACCTCTATTTATAGAAGCCTTCTTCATTACTACGCCTCTTTTTGTGTGACTAGCATCCAGTCCATCTCCGTTCCCGTATGTTCCTCTTGTTCTGTTAATCTTGTTAAGCTCAACACGCTTCTTTACCTCACGGTCCTGCTTGTTGTACTCACGCTGGTAATCCAGACGCTTTTTTTTAGCGTCTGGATTGCTTGCGTAATATTTTGCTGTTCTTCCCAGCACTATTTTTTAGTAGTCTTAACCGTTACTTTTTTAGTAACCGATTTGCTAGTCATTGGTTTTTTTTCTGCCATTTTCATTTTTGCAGCCATCTTCATTTTGTCTGCCATTTTAGAGTTTTTCATGTTTCTTGTTTTTAAGTTATTTATTTTTTTTATTTTTGCCTGCTTTACTTAATGCGATTGCTATAGCTTGCGCTCTAGGCTTTCCTGATTTAATCTCTGTTCTTATATTCGAAGATATAACCTTGCTCGATGTTCCTTTTTTTAGTGGCATACTATACTACTGCTGTTATAGGATTTGAAACCCATGTAGCTACTCCTACTTTAGTATACATCAGCCCACCTCCTGTTATGCTAGAACATGAAACCCTCGTTCCTAACGGGTATAATGAGTTTGGATATAATGCATTTAAAGCCGCAGCGTTATATGGTGATGTTGTTGTGTTTAAAATTATGTCATTCACAACGTAACCAAATGAAGCACCTATTCTTTTCCCATTATATGTAATGTTTGTACCTCCAATAATTTCAGCTTGCCAAAACCCATTGCCTAATGATATAAATTTTATTGTATCGTAAGCGTATAATTTGTATGCATTAGTATTACTATTTGAATCGTTAATTGATATTGTTGATAACGAGTCATAAGTATTTATATTTACAGGATTTACTCCGTTAGAAGAGACAATAATTACCTTTCCAGTGTAAGCGTTCTCTGGAAGCCTAACAGTATTATTAGAAGTTCCTGTTACTGTGTTTATGTCATACTCAAGAACGTTATAAGGAGCTGAAGCGCTAGTATTTACAACACCCCTTGTGCTTATATTTGTTCCAGCTGGTCCTTGTTCTCCCTGTGGCCCCTGTGCACCTGTCGGTCCTTGTGGTCCCTCTGCTCCTTGTGAAGCTAGCAATGCCCAGTGCGTTGTGTCAACGTCTGGATATAAGTTAGTCGATGGAGGTATAGCTCCTGTTATTGCTAAAATACAGAAATAAGATGCACCATTATAACCAACAGCATCATCTTCAATGTATGATGTTCCTGAATCCCAAGTACCCTGCCAATCTAACCCTGCTGGTCCTACTGGTCCGACAGGTCCTGCTGGTCCGACAGGCCCCTGAACCCCTTGAGGTCCTGCTGGTCCTACTGGTCCTGGAACAGCAGATGCGTTGATGAATGTTTTTATATCACCAATACTAAAGTTCTTGGTAAATTTACTAGGTGTTTCCTTGTCCGTTCCTATTAAAAGGTCATCGTCCTGTATATTAGTATCTAATGGATACAATGAAATTTTAGTCATCTCGTTTATTTGTTTTATCTTTGCAAAGATAATAATTAAAATTAAATGAAAATTAAGACTAATATTAGAAAGGCATACGACAGAAGGGAGCCAAGTAATGACTACCTGAAGTACTGGCGTGTGGTTCGTCAGTGGGCCAAAACAAAGCACAACATATCATCAGCCGACCTAGACATGATCCTGTTCCTATACTCTGAGAAGCTGTTCACAAGGAAGTCATTCGACGAGTTCTCCATGACAATGAGCTGGGATGTCAACCGATTTAACAGGATGCTAACTGATGGCTGGGTTATAATATGGCGCAAGAGAATGAATCAGGAGGCAACGCTATACGAGATATCGTTCAAAGGGAAGAGCCTTTGCCGTGCCGTGTACAGAAAGCTTAACGGTGAGGAGCGCATATCTGATAACTACCAGAACAACCCAATGTTCGCAAAAAATGCGTCGTACACCAATAAGAGGTATAGACGCATCATTGAGAAGATGAACGATCCTAATACACGATAACAACGTCCCTCTCGGAGATAAGTGTAAGCTGCTCACCATTTAGGATCATAGTGTAGCCAGCACGCTTATCGTAGTAAATCTCGTCACCCTCCTTAACACAGACAACATCAGAGCCAGGGTTTATAACCGTGGCTTTTTTGTATCTTATCTTGTCGGACTCATCGCCAGAAAGAACAAGACCAAAGTCGGTCTTGATCTGTTCTTCAATTGGCTTAATTATAATATTTTTCCCGATAGCGCGCATATTTATTTGTATTTAAATGTTACTAATTTATTTAATGTTTTACTTTTTGTTTTTTTAGATCTAAAGCTTAAATTATTGCATATTGATGTTGCTAAACAACCTAATTCTCTAGAGGCGTCACTTAAAGATTTAAATTCAAAAATAAGCTCAGAAGTAATATAATCATAACAAAAAACTGGAACACCGTTTATTAAATTTGATTTATTAGACAACCTCATTTTTTCTTTAACGCTTTCTGGTGTTTTCCTACCTTTTAATGTTTTAGATATTTTTTCTCTATGTTCCTTTGATTTTATTTTTCCTTTATGAGATAAAGATATTTTATTTCTCCATTCATCAGTTCTTTTTACGGATTTTAAAGCTTTTATTTTTCTTTTTACAACTTTATCTGATAATCCATTGACTGTAATTCCGCCTTTTGTTTGATTAATAAGTTGACCGTTTTTTAAATCTATTCTTCCGTATTTGTTTATAAGTTCTATTTCTAAATCAAAAGCCTCTTGTTTATTTAAGTTGTCTTTATATATTTCTATTGTATATCCATATTTATCAACTACTCCATTCCACCAATTACTTCTTTGTTTTGAGTAAGCTCTTTTTAAATCACCCATACCTACATAGAACACAGAGTTATCTGTTTTCTTTCTATGTAGGTAAACTACTTTGTTTCTTTCCATTCTGCAAAGATAGTGATTTTATTTTTATTTTCCTACAGCTTTCATTTTACGCTCTCGCTATTGTTATTATTGCATTTGTACTTAGTATCGTTGATGCCACCGACACCGCATTCTTAAGCGCGTTCTTTGTCACCTTCAGTGGGTCAATCACGCCCATAGCGTACATGTCACCGAACACGTTGTTCTTAACGTCGTACCCGTACGCGTGGGCAGTCGTAGGATCTTTCATGATGTCCCATGGGTCCAGTCCTGCGTTGACCATTATCTGACACAGCGGTGCCTGCATCGATCTTGACATAATATGGTACGCCACGAACTGCTCCTTGCTCATATCCTCAATGTTCTCATCCGCCAAGAATGACAACTCGTCCGAGATATTGAACAGCGCCAACCCTCCTCCAGGTAGTATCCCTTCCTCAATCGCAGACCTAACCGCACATATCGCATCGTCAACCCTGTCGTACTTCTCCTTCTGCTCAATGTCAGACGATCCGCCAACATAGATAACACCAACACCGCCAGTTAATGAGGCGATCCTCTCCTTAATGAAGTCCTTGTCAGCCTTGCGAGATGTGTTCTCGTGAGCCTGCCACAGCTGATCAATTCGCTCCTGCATCTCTGGACTCACGTCCTCCGATCTAACAATAACGCTGCTATCCCTTCCAATGATGATGCGCTCAGCTCTACCCAAGTGCTCCATGCCGATCAAGCTCAAGTCATCACCAGTCTGCTCGCTGAAGTACTTCGCACCAACAGCCAGGGCAATGTCTCCCATCAGCTCCTTCTGCTTGTACCCGAACTGAGGCGGAGATATGTTGCACATCTTCACCTTGTTCTGCACCACATTAGCCGCCAAGGTGTTTATCACGTTACCTGAACACGGGGCAATAATTAATAACTTCTTACCCTCGTTAATGATTGGTCTCAGCACACGCTCGATAGACAGGATGTTATTTATCTCCTGGTCACTCACCAGAACATAAACGTCCTCCATGATGCACTCGTCCTTCTTGAAGTCATTAATAAATAGGTTCGATGTGTATCCCCTGTCGATCTTGATCCCGTTTGTGAACTCGTAGTACGTCTCAGCCGTCTGTGAGTTGTTCGCTGTAACGATACCGTTCTTCCCGACCTTATTATAAACGTCAGCAATAATCTTCCCAATCTCCTTGTCATTGTTAGCAGAGATTGTAGCCACGTCAGACAGCGTCTTACCGCTCACCTTTTTGGACCTCTTCTCAAGCAGCTTAATCACATCGTCCGTGATTTTGTTCATGTGCCTAATCACCTCGCTCACGTTGTGCGTGTCCTTAAGCATGTCCATGCCGTTCTTAACAATCGCCTCAGTCAAGACAATCGCAGTGGTCGTACCATCACCAGCCATCGATGCCGTTCTATCAGCGGCCTCCTTCATCATACGAACCGCTAGGTTCTCAACAGGATCCAGCAGGTCGATGCTCCTAGCAACCGTAACCCCATCCTTTGTAACCGTTATACCATGTGTATGGCTTCGTGATTCAATAAGGACCGTGTTACCCCTTGGGCCCAGCGTGCTCTTAACCGCCTTAGCGATCGTGCTTATTCCTTTTATTAGTTTCTCCCTTCCCTCCTGGTCGAAGATCAGCTCCTTTGGGCTGTAATTAAAGTCTGTCATATATTTGATTTTAGTATTGAATGCTTATCCTAAAGAATAACAAGAAGATGTTGAACTCGTCATAAATGTATCCATCACCTGATGGGTAGTAGTTCATTCCAATTAGCAATGTGTATGGGTCGAATGTTAAGTCTATTTTCATTTGATTTGATTTTGATTCAGCAAATATACACATTTATTTTTAATTTTCAAACAATGTCGCTGTGTCGAGGCAATGCTGATAAAAAAATAAGTTTGTCATACCCTTAGGCCACGTCAGTAAAGAGAAGTTTATTAAAAATGTCGAAATGTCAATATTTTCCCTATATACTACTATATATAATTATATATATACTATATATTTTTTTTGTTGAAATAGTAGGTAAAAAAACGACATATCGACACTAAACCTTGGGAAGGCTTATAAATAAAGAGAAAATTCAATGACAAACTTTTTAAAAAACGACATGGGATCGACACAGAATTAAAAAAACGACACAGATATGCGTAATCTGGGGGTTATATAATGGTTTGACGAAACGGATGCGAAAAAGAAAACGATTTTTTTTTGCAGGGGGGGTTATCGATTTCAAAATTTCGCTGCATATTTTTGGCGTTTTTGTAGCCGACAACAAACGACAACAAACGGCTATTACGTTACACGCATGCAGTTGGTTTATATATACACGCACGCACGCACGCACGGGTACATTTATTCCACGAGTGAACGCCTTTGTTATACCAAATATCAAATCTAGTATTGATATACTGAATCTTAATATACTGAATCTATATTGTATTGATATACTGAATCTATATTGTATGCGTTACCAAGTAACACGTGTATAATTGGTGAAATGATTTTAAGATTCCTTATTTTAAAAGGGTTGACAAAGGGATAAAACCCTGTTAACTATGCGATATGGTTAAAAAATCTTTGCGATAAACAAAGAGACAAGGAATAACAACCCTCTTATTTATCGTTTATCGATACATTTGATATATTTATCGATTTTAAGAATCCCTTATTTCATTGCTATTCACAAGTGTACAACTAAAGTAAAGTTGCATTTCAACGATTTTTTTTGCATTTCATCGATTTTATTTGTGTAACTGAAAAACATGTTGTAAGTTTGTCCTGTCAAAATGAAACAACGTTCTTTAATATCATGACAACAAAATAACAGACATACATATACACTAACAATAATGAGTGAATGTATTGAAGTAAGCACCCGAGTATTGTAAATTAGTTGGTCACACGTTACGCTTAGCAGTATGGTACACAAGATGAGAAGATAGCAAGTGTTAAAGTTTTGTTAAAATTTTGCATATTAAAAAAAGTCGTCGTTACTTTGCGACATCAAATAACAACAAAGTCAAAAACAGACTATAAAAGGGCTGAGGTATAGCAGTCAGGGTGTCGAGTCCCGCAATTATACCCGTGAAAATCAACATAGATTAGTAGCGCGGAACGAGGCGATTAAAAGCGTTACTTGTTGGTCTTCAATGTGTGAGTATTGGGCTAGGAAGAAAAAGACGTACATGGATGTGTTATCCATGCTGATGAGTCGCAGAACGACGAAACGTTAAAAATATTTATTATGAAAACAATTGAGCAACAAGCAGAAGTATTAGCGTTTAATACTTGGATTGGAACACCTGAAGAATTAGAAAAAAGAAAATTAGAATACGTTGCTATTAGAAAAGAGCATGGAGAAGAATTAGGTAATTTTTGGGAAATATTAAATAACTATTAACATGGAAAAATTTGCAAGAAAATGTTCAGCAACGGGCAAAGGAATGAACGAAGGTTACTGCGTTAATGACGGAGAATTATACTTCTCAGAAGAGTCTCAATTAATAAAATGGCTAAGAGATAGAGACGTGGATAAAACAAAAGATTTATCCGATGATTTTATATTAAAAGAGGCTTATGATTTAGAAGAGTACTACTACACAGAATGGGATGTTGAAGATGAAGACGAGTATTACGATGAAGACGGAAACGAGCATATAGGTTAACTGACGAGACTTAGATAGTCGAAACGGGCATTGCCCGTCTTAACCAATTAAATTTATTTATTATGGCATTACAATTTATTTTAAAAGAAAACGTGTTAACAGACAACACTTTATCTGTAGCAAGTGAAGGTAAACTTTTCAAAGGTGGTTACGTTGCGATATTAAGAGAATACACGTATCAAAACGCATGGTCTGATAGAGAGCAAGTGAAAAGATTCAGAAGTAAAGATAGTTTGTTTAAGTATTTAGATAAAAAATATAAAGACTTAGACGTTGACTTTAGCGGAACTTGTTTAATTGACTAAATTTATTTATTATGAAATTATTATTATCAATTTCGTTGCTATTAGTATTTGTAGCAATAGCAACGACAAACATTTATGTGTTGGGTGTCGCAGAATTAATAGCGATACCTTCAATTATTATTTTATTAATTAAACAACAAAATTCATGGAAACAAAGGTAACATTTTCAGACATCGTTATAATGACAATATGGTGGGTAGTAATTATTTTATTTGCATTGATATGGTAGTAGGTTTTATAGCAGGTGCAGTAATAGTAGTGGCAATGATATTAATTATAAATTATATGGACTAACATGGAAGAAAGATATACAATAGAGGTATACAGCATACCTACAGCGGTAAAGGATTTTAAAAAACAAATGTTTAGTTGTAAGATAGGTAACAAAACGTTACATTCAGCGGACATTCAAAACATACTGGATTTTATTAACGAAGAAAAAATTACGCCTAACGACGACGCAGTCGTTGGGTTTTATGAAGATAACCCTAACGGAAAAGATTAGGTTAAAAATACTAGTACACAATGTAGAGAAAATTCTTTCACATTTATATTGTGTTAACAACCAGCCACTGTATAGTCACTGACTTGGTGTGGAGAAAGGTGCTTCAACCTGCAAAACGATACATTCAAGGTAACCAGTCTTGATTTTTTTTAACAATTAAAATTTTTAAATTATGGAAGAAATATTTTACTTTGAAGATTGGGTAAGCGACATGCTTAATTCATCTGATTATTCAGAATTTGAATTGATGTGTTTTGAAGAACACTATCAAAATTTATTAACTTTTGAAGAGAACACAGAAATATTTTTAAAAACAATTGAAAACAATTAGAAATTATGAACATATCAAGAATAGACTTAGGAATAGCGTCAGCATTAATACAAGATGAACTAGACGGAGAGGTTACAAGAGAAGAACTTAAAGAAAGAATTGAGTATCTTTTAGAGCAAAATGAATTGTCTTATGACTTACTAGAGGATGATTCAGAACTACAATATGCGTTGGGAGATACGCAAGAAATTTTAAGATTAATACTATCAAAATTATAATTATGGAAATTAAAAACGAGTACAAAAGTACAAGAAGTGGATTCACTCACGTATCTAAGTTATACAGAAACAACGCCTTAGTATGTGAGGCAAAGTGCCACTACATAAACAGAACGTGGGAGGTATACCCGTTTCAATCTTCAATGAAGAAGGTAGTAAGTATGGCAATAGAAAAAGAGATTGCAGAGCAGAAAAGATTTCAAGGAATCAAGAGATTGACAAAAGAAAAAAGACAGGAAATTATTAATTATTCATCGTGGATAAACGAACTAACCACTAAATACAAATCATTATGATAGCATTATTAAAAAGAATTAAGTACGAACTAATAGAGGGTGCAAAGAACTCAGCACTAGCATTAAGAAACTAAAACATTATGAATACATTTCAAGTAAACATAGGCATGGGTAACAATACCCTAAGCACAGAGCAACTAGTAGACTTCTTTGCAGAGCATAAGAGGTTTAGATTAATAGCCTACACGTTTCAGTACGGGTGGTTTGAAGGCAAGCAAGAGGAAACATTTGTTGCCGTGTTTGAAAACTCTGTATCTGAGGGTAGCACGTTGGTAGAATTTGAATTGATATGCGACCTGCTAGAGCAGGAGAGCATAGCATTACGATTAGAGGGAGGCGATGTGTTAGCATTCAATCCAAACTACAAGGGAGATAAGTATAAATTTAACGATGAGTTTTTCATCAACTTAAAAGTATAATATTATGAGATTAATTAATATAAACACAACAGCATATGAGGAGGAGGACTTCTTATTGCTAACAGACCTAAACGACGATGAGTTGTACGAGGTTATCATGCCTATGGTAAACGCTGAGCGTGACGGAGAGGATGAGTACGACAACGAGATGATTTTTGAGGCCTTAAAGAAAAGGTATCCAATAAATTTAGTTGTAAAGTTTAACGAAGTAGAACAAATTAATTATTAAGAT